TCTTTCACCTATAACTAGCCAAGAAACAATTGCATTAGATTGAATATTTTGACATTCTATTGTTAAAATATTGCCTTCTACTTTACCTCTTACTGCATCCCAATCAGTTTCATTAGATGTATAAGTATGAATTTCTCTATTTAAAGCAACAAAAGTACCTTTTGTCATTGTTGAAACTTCATCTAAATTAACTACTGCTTTACCATTTACAAGTTGAATTTTACCTCTGTAAATGTTATTTGCTTGTGGCGATTCAACAAATGAATGAACTAAGTCATGAGTACTATTTTTAGATTCTAAAGGATGAGGAATTCTAAATGAGCCAGATCCTTTGGATAATGCACCAGCAACAATAACACTTCCGCCAGCTTCAATTGTTAATCTTCTTTGTGAGGCAGTTACAAATACCATAGGAGTATTTCCAGTGCCATACAAAATATTTGCATAACCGCCCATTCCAAAACTTCCGCCTGATGCATCATCTTTACCCCAATAAAATACACCACCATTGTTAAACATTAAACCATATTGTGATGTTGTACCAACAGAGCCAGTTGATTGTAAAACCGCTCCGCCACTACTATATGTATAATCTCCAGCATTAACTCTTCCGGTTACTGATAATGGATTATTAGGTATAACTATGTCACCATTATTTTCAAAATACATAGCTCTGCCTTGGCCAGCCGTTCCTATAATAGTTCTACCATTCCCATCTTGGTTAGCACTAACCGACCAACTAGATCCTATATGTGGACTGCTTGCTATTCCTTGTATAGTTAAAACCGGAAAAATAGTTCCATTGCCACCAATGTTTACATTTCCTCCACTTGAAATCACCATTTTTCTTGATGTTCCAGTCCAAAATTCCATAGGATATGATCCACCAGCATATAAAACTGCTGCATAAGCAGAGCCACCAAAAACATTTCCAGTAGAACTATCCCTACCTACATAAAAATTTCCAGCAGAATTTTCATAATTTGTATAAACTGAATTAGTGCCAGTAGTTGATTTTAATTTAATGATTGCGGCAGCTGTTTGTACGTCTAATATTTGACTTGGATTATTCGTTCCGATTCCAATGTTACCACCAAAAAAGCAAAGCATATTATCATATAGTGCAGTGCTATTATCAACATCAAAAGTAAATTTAATACCAGCAGTGGTAAAGTTTGTACCAGTGCTTTGTCTATACGCAGTAATTCCTAAACCAGCATGATTACCACCAGCATCAAATCCTAAATTAGCTATTTTAGCAGTATTGCCAGTTGTACCGCCAAGATTTGCACCATTAACATTAAAGATTGAATTAAAAGCAGAACCAGGAGTATTTGTTGCAGTTCCCACACTTACACTACTTGAGAATGTAGCACTTGTACCACTTAAAGCACCCGTCAAAGTTCCACCCGCTAAAGGTAGGTAAGTGCTTGATGCTGCGCTTGTAGTTAAGTAAGTGCTTGAGTCTACCGATCCGTCAGCTTTTAAAAACTGACTTGAGGTACCGCCATTTTTTACTAAAGTAGTTGCGTTTAATGTACCTATAATAGTTGCAGCGTTACCACTACCACTTGTTTTGTTTATATATAAACCTTCGCCGTTACCGCCTTTGGTTATGTTTAAAGCTATGCCGCTACCGCTTGAATGGTTAATAGTAAAGGTATCACTACCACCGCTTGATGCAAAGCTACCAACTCCGGCAGTTAAACTATTTGTGCCTAAGGTTACATTCCCCGTTGCACCGGTATAAGGCACATAAGTAGACGCAGCCGTAGCCGTGCTTAACTTGTTGTTAAATGTATTCCAGTCTGTGCTAGTCAAAGCACCAGTTGTGCTTGTACTTGCAGCCGCTAAGCTTAAAGCTTGCGTGCTTAAGCTTAAACCATTTGCAGTGCCTATTGTAACTGCTGCATGCCTTGCAGCAGTGTTTGCAGCTACGTCTGTATTTGCAGAAACTCTTGCCTCTGTATAATAAAGATTTGTATTCTCTGTTACTTGACTTGTATTGTAATCACCACTAGCAGCGATCACCGCGCCAGTACGTCCAAATACTGAACTCACACCAGTAACCAATCCGCTCACGTTGCCGTTAAGCTTTTGAATAGCTTGTAAGATTGTATCTGTTGCAGCCACCACACCAGAGCCACTTGTATAACCAGTTAAAGTTGATCCTATCGCTCTAGCATTTGTAAAGTATAAACTGCCGCTCTCTGGCACATCGCTAGTTACTAAACTAACTGCACCAGTATATCCGTTAACCGAACTTACTGCGTCTGTGTTATCTACCTTATCCCAAGTGCTGCCATTAAAAATGATCCAGTCACCTATATTCCAACTTGTAATGCCGTTTATGTTTGTAGATCCAGCAGTTGAAACTATATAATAGTCACCTTTAGATCCTACGCTACTAACAATAGTAGGTGTGTTTGTTGATGCATTCCAAGTACCCTCGTACATAACGCCACCAACTAAAGCACTAATTTGATTTTGCACTTTGCCAAATGCACCTAAAATGCTATCAGTGTCAGCAATAGTTCCACCACCGGTTAAATTAAGTCCGGTTAAAACCTTACCAGTCACCGCGCTATTTACTAAGCTAGGATTTGCATAAGTACCACTCAACTCACCACCAGCAGCAATGCCGCTTATAGTTGTTAAATAAGTATTGTTGTCATAGCTTATTGTTGTGCCAGATATTTTAACAAATCCAGTGCCATTTAAAGCTGCTTGCTTGTTATTAAACGTAGTCCAATCTGTGCTGCTTAAATAACCATTGCTTGCACCACTAGCTTGACTTATGCTTACCACACCGCCGCTTACATCTATTGGAGCCGTGCCAGTAATTGCGGCTCTTGCTCTTGCATCTGTGTAATAAAGATTTGTGCCTTCTGTTAAATTGGTTGTGCTTTTATTTCCAAAAGCAGTGTCAAATCTTGCTTGAGTATAATAAAGATTTGTATTCTCTGGTACTGCTAAAGTATCTAGAGTCTGGAATGTCTTGTCACCTCTGTAATATTGGGCCGTTGTGCCGCTTGCTAAAAAGTTTTCTTTGCCGTTAAATGTATTCCAATCTGTGCTGCTTAAAAAACCATTTGTGCTGGCTCCGGCTTGGCTTATGCTTACAACTCCGCTAACCTCACTAAGTGGTGCATTTGCGCTTATTGCATCATGCACTCTAGCATTTGTAAAATATAAGTTTGTGCCTTCTGTGACTTGGCTCGTAGTGTAATCACCATTTGCTGCAATGACTGCACCAGTTCTACCAAAAACACTCGTCACTGCATCTGTATTGTCATCTGTCCAGCTTGCAGTAATTGTGCCGCCGTCTTGTTGATTTAAAGTTAAAACCTTTGTTGTTGTACCACTAACAGATGCGCTATTTATTTTGTCATTATATGCAGCATCCCAGTTTGCAGTATTATCTGTTAAATAAGAAATTGTGCCACTCGTAGATTTAACTATGCCGGTGCCATTTAGATCGTCTTGCTTTGCATCAAGCATTGCTTGTGTTGGGATAAGATACCCACTTGCAAGACTAAAGATACCACTTGCGCTTGAGTATTCAAGTCCAGTAATATTCTCACTGATCGCTGCTCTTGATCTAGCATCTGTATAATAAAGATTTGTACCCTCAGCCACTATGCTAGTTGTGTAGTCACCAGCTTGCCCTACAACATTGCCCACCCTACCAAATACGCTAAATACATTGCTAGGCAATGGATAAGCGCCAGTTTGCGTCACTATATTAACTACTGCCTCTGTGACGTTTATTTCAATAATCTCGTCTGTTACGTTTATTATTTCCATTTTTATCTATGCTTTTGATACATCCTCTTGAACAATAAAATTACCCCAAAGATATGTTTTGACCTCTCCGCTAGGGAATGTCACATTCATATCGTAAACGTATGCACCGGCGGCCACATCTACAATTTTGTTTAAAGTAATTTGATTGCGATTTATACCTCCAATGCTTATGCTGCTATTTGCAGTAGACAAAGTCAAAGCCACCACGCTACTTGCTGGCGTTGGTCTTACTTGAATCAAAATTGTTGATCCGCTCAAATCAATAGGCGTAGTGTCTGCTAATAAAGCAAAGGTCTGCGCCCAGCTATCATTGCGCCAAATCTTTACATTGTATTGCGCCGGCCTTAAGTCAGCGCTTGTAGAATTACAACTCATTTTTATTATGGGTTTAATGGTATATCACAAGCATCGTATTCGGAATAAGTGATCATGTTAAAGCTTACCTCAACACCGCTCAAATAGTCCTCAAACTTATCTAGTATTAAATTATATGTTATATTGTCATCAATCTGCCAGTTGTTTGCACCATTCCTTAACTTGCTAATAATGTCAGCGCATATTTGCAACTGATCGCTAGTTACATCTTGTTCAAACTCACCCTCAACACCAGCCTTATCCAAAAACCATAAAGTGATATTATAGACTTGCTCACGGCCTACGTTAAGAGATCCGTTGTTAATTGCTAAGCAAGCAATAGGAAACACTGGCTGACTATCTGCGAATAGCCACTCTCTTGGCGTTGCATTCTTTATGCTTTTTATCATCGCATGCGTTGCCAGTATTGCTTTTAGTTCCGTTATTACTTGATTGTATGTCATTAAATTTCATTTTTACTCGCTCAACAAACTCGCGTTTATAACTGCGTATCTTCATAAGGATTGTTAAAATTATAAGGCAAATCAAGATTGCTAACTTTGCGTGTAGTACCTCTTCTGCCTAAAAATATAGGCGATGTGTAAGCTTGTATCTGTGGTGCAATAGCATCAAAGCCGTTGCCATATTGTAAGTATTGCTCAAACATGGTGCTATTCTCTCTTAAATAGTCAATCAATCTTTGCTTGTAAAATTCACCATTGCTCATGTACTTGCGCTCCAATAATTCAAGCTGGCCCTTAGATGGGTTGTTGCTCTCTTCTGCACCTTTCTGCAACACGCCTTTGCTAAAAAATTGAAAGCTGGTGCTGATCACCATCTCGCCAATTGTAAACCAAAGCAAAGTATCTGTGATGTAATTATCAAGCAAGTTTTTCTCGTCTTGACTTAAATTGCCGATGTCAATTCCTTCTTGTAGTCTATTATAAAGGCCAGATCCTAAAGCCGGCAATATAAATTTATCTTGAGCAAGCTTGATCACTGGCAAGATTTGCTTGCCATCAATCGCATCACTTATAGCGGTGCGACTTTTGACAAGCGTTTCTGTTATAAAAAGTATGTTTAAACTCATTTCTTATTTTTTTCTAGTTACTATTTTAACTTGCCATCTATGTCTGCAATATGGTCTATGGTTGCCGTTTGGCTCCGTAAACCAACCGCCTCTGCGATCCCAAACTGAATAACCTAAACGCTCACTGATATTCTCTATGTCTGCGCGGCTCCAAAGTTTAGTCTTAGCCAATTGCAACATCCTTGCACAAAATGGTCTATTTTTACTATCCTCTGGCCCAGAGTAAGTATATCTTAGCAACACCTCGGTCTTAGTTGTCTTATCACCGCCCGGAATTTTGCTTAAAGGCTCAGTCAATTGTCTAATTACTGGTGTGTAGTTGGGGTTTAAAATGCTTATCGCAATACCAGTCTGCGTTAAGTACCCCTCAAGCTTTAGCGCTTCAATCGCATTATCTATTTGCTCAACACTTTTATTTAAGACCTTTGCCATCACCTCTGGTGTCACACGCTTATCTTTGCTAATTAAATCTAGCACATTTGCTTTAAGTACATTAATTTCCTCATCTGCAAATTGCTCATAACCTTTAGCGTCATGCGTTTCTACTACCTCAAAATCTTCTACATTGTCACCACATGCTGCAAACTCATTCACTAGCAAATCATCTTGCATAGATGCAAAAGCTTGCTCTGTTGACGGATCATCATCAATGCCTAAGAAAGTGTCAACATCTGCATCTGTAAAGCCAAAGCCATTTTTAAGCATTAAAGATGCTTGTGCTTTGTTGATCTTACCAGATCCAAATTGACGCACAATGCGCATCACATTTTGATGCTGGCGTCCGCTTAAGTTAGTCAAAGTTGCGTTTGCTTGTACTGGTTGTGTAGTTACACCGCTAGCATCTGTTACAACCGAACTTTGCAATCCTAATTTCTCACGGATCTCATCTCTTGTCATGTTAGCTGACATCACTGCCTCGCTAAATTCAAAGCTTAACGGCTCAACTGGTACGATCTTAAACTCGCCCTCTATGCCGGCTAAATTCATCAATTTAGTAAATGTTTGCTCATGCTCTTGCTGGCGCTCATTTACATAAGTATTTTGGAATATTTGGTAAGCATCGCGAATTTCGCTTCTGCCACCTAATTGGCCCTCTGTTTTGATACCGAATAACATCGGACTTGTAACTTGATGACAAGAAAAAATCTCTTGCATGATCAAATTATTGACATTCGTAAAATCTTCTTTTGTTAAGCTTGTTTCACCTAAGTTCACAATGTCAACTGCATTCTCTCTAGATGGGTTAAATGCAATCACCACACGATCGCCGTCATGATTTGCAAACTTACGTTTTAAGTCTGTCTCAACTTCTTGTTGCTCCTCTTCTTGAGGTAGGCCGTTATTAAAGTTAATCAATTTAGTAGCAACAAAGTTGTGCTTTGCATTGCCTAAAATGTGTCTGCTTACTTGGATGTCACTCTCAATATAGTTCAAGCCTTGGAAATAACTTGGCAAAGGATATACATCGCTTTTAGGGTTGTATTGCTTTACAAAGAATATTTGTGGGCCACTAGGATCATTTGGATTGAATGCTGGGTACTCTCTTGCTTTCTCTTTAAAGTCGCTAGCAGTCCAGTCATTCTTAACATAGAATGTCTTTAAGTCTTTGCTTGCTCTTACTTTTTGAAACTCAATGTGAAATACATCTTTGATCTTACCTAAAGCATTGTAAATGATTTGTAAGTAATAGCCACCTTGCAACTCATCATCTAAGATTGAGCGCTTCATGATTTGATTCCAAGTCTCACCTTGAGAATTAGCTTTCTGCTCAACACCCTCAAAGCCTTTGCCAAATATATAATTGACTTTGCCTTTTACAATTGCTCCGTGCTTAGGTGACTCACCATACAACTCAATTAAGTAGTTTGGATAATTGTTTTTTGCACCAAACTCAACATAATTTTTGCCTTTTTTCTCTTCAAATCTAGGCTGCTGCGCTTGATCAAACTGAATGTTTATTAATTGATATTTATTGCTCACTTGTATAAGTTTTAAATTCGTTATCTTGCTCGTTGTACTCTGGTTGAGGACAATCGGTTTCTTCATGTAAATACATAAATCCCTCTTCTACTATCGCACCGCTCAAACTCTCTTTAGTGTTGGTTGCGCTTGCTTGCTCTCTTATCTTATACCTCCAAGTGCCACTCTCTTTGCAATCAAACACAGACTTTAAAACAAATACCTTCTGGTATCTTGCATCTGTGCTTATATTAGTTCCTACAAATGTAACACAATTTTCTGTCGCACTTGTGAAAATAAACAAGTATTTCGGGTTGGAAATTGTTGCCAATTCTAAGCCGGTAAATATTAAATTATTGTCAATGCCTTTGTATATATGCAACATGTTATAAAAATTAAAATGCCCTACCCACACAAAGTAGGTAGGGCATAAATAAATACTACTATTGGTAAAATTACCCAGCAGTCTCAAGCGCCGCTCCTACTGATGCAGACACTTGTAAAAAATCATCTTTCTCAACACCAGTCAATGTGATGTTGTATCCATTACGATCGCCGGCAGCAGTACCAGATCCACTTTCAGTAGATGCTAAATAAAGGCCATTTCCTTCGCCATACATGCGATAGTTGCCATCCATATCTAGAGTAACTGCAACTAGCTTATTTTTAGCTAATGTTCTCACAATGTTTGCAGTTGTAGAATCTCTTTTGTTTAAAGGAAATACTACTTGATGGGTATAGAATACTGATCCGTTTTCCTCGGATGCAGTTGCATTTGAACTTGTGTTTGCGGTTGCTCTTGGCACCTCAAACTTATAAAATCTTTTGCCGGTTGCTTTTGTGATACCAGTAACCAATCCACTAACTTCTGCAATGGATGTGATGTTACCGAACTCGGCTAAAAAAACGGCTTGTAAGCCTCCGATATTTTCGCGGCAATCAATAGAATATCCGCTTGTTATTGCACATGGCATAATAAAAAAGTTTAAAAAAAAGGCGGCGTTTATTGCACCGCCTTTCTTTGGTTATTTATTTAATTAGATTGCTGACTTAAACTTAACACATAAAGTTGTGTAAGCTACGTTCACACCTAATTTGAATGCTACTCTATAACGAACTTCGTTATTATCTTTAGAGTACCAGATCATGTAGTTTTCCTCTTCTGCTTCTAAGTCAAACGCCATAGCGATGTTTGACAAAGTTGTTGCGTAGATGTCACCAGTACCATTTAAACCATTAACTGCTACTAATTCAACATTTGTACCCGGGATCACAAAAGTTTGATTTGCGTCACCATCTACTTTGTAGTTGTAAAGGTTTAATGCTTGATAAGCTAAAACTGCTAATCTGTAAACATCGTTACCAACCATCACTTTTAAATCTTCTGCATCAATGATTTCTACTGGGATAGCTTTGTAAACTGCATTCAAAATACTTACTACGTTAGCAGCAGTAATTGTTGAAATTGGGCCACCAGATACATAACCAGATACGTTTGCGTCAACTGGTGATCCAGCATCAATCAACTTAATTAAACCATCAAAGTTTGATAAGTTAGGATTAGTGCTTTGAGTGTTACCTTGCCAGATCGCAACTTCTAATTGCTTAGCGATCATCTTATTCTTTTGCTCTGTGAACTTAGTTTGAAACTCTGCCCATCCAAAATCTTCGTAAGTAGATCCAGCTTTTAAAGCTTCTTGAGAGAAATAAGCTTCAAAATCTTTAGGACAGATTGTCTCTTCAATTTTGATCTTACCAACTACAACCTCTGCTTGAGACAAAGTAGTTGTACCACTTGGATCCCATCCACAAGAATCAGTTTGGAAATTTGCGTTTGTAGCCAATTTAGGCACTTTTACGCTTGATTTTGTTTTAGGTAATAAGATACCACCAGCCTTGATGTAAGACTGAGTCTTTGCAGAGAAAACTGCTTCTGTTAACAATGGAGCAATCTCTTGTTTAGTATATGCTGCAATGTTTGAAAATGCTAATGCCATTTTATTTAATTTTTAGTTATGAACAAATTGATTTAGAAAATTTATTAAACTCTGCTTTTGCGTCTGTTTTAGCTTCTGCAAAGTTGTTGCTTGTTTTTACACCAGCGTCCGGTGCTGACTGAGGCGCTTCAACCAACATCTTGCTGATCTGCATTAAACCTTCAATCACTTTGTTTGCTTGGCCTAATTTAGCCTCATATTGTGCAAACTTGTTTTCGTATGCGCTGAATTTTTCATTCGTTGCAGATTCAAAAGCAGCAAATTTTGCGCTCATATCTTCAACTTCTGGTACTTCAACTTCTACTGATACCTCGTCTTGTTTCTTTGGTTTGATTTCCATGATCGCTCCATTATCGCCTAAAACGATAACATCACCGCTTTCAAGTTCATGCTCACCTACTGGTGCTGGTACACCAGCAATTGTTACAATGCCACCAACTGCTAACTCAGTAACTTCAACAATAGTGCCGTCTTTCAATTTGGCTTCCATCATTTTAACTTCTGCTTTAGGCTCGCCACTTGGCATTGGCATATCTTCATTGTTCACTAATTCAGCGAAAAACAAAGATACTTTCTCTAGAATGTTTTGTGCGTCTTTCATACTTTATATATATTATTTAATTGATAAAGGTACTTTTAATAACTCCGCCAACTCTGCAAGCTTTTGTTCTGCATAGGTTGGCTCCTTTTTTTCTATTGGATATTCAAAAAATCCCTCAACTGAAAATCCTTTCACTTTGCCCTCTTTAATTAGCTGCCATGCTTGCTCATTCTCAACATAAAAGCTACCAAACCAACTGCCATCTTTTGCATCTTCAAATCCTTTCATTGGTTGTATGCCACGCTCTTTGTCAACTATAAATGACTCAAACATAATCAAACCATCCAAAGTCATTGACTTGTCATGCATCAAATTAACTTTGTCTTGATACCCTTTTTTGCTAAACTTGATCGCAATATCTTTAATTGTGTCTGCTGGGAATGTCACAAAATGCTCGCCAAACTTTTTATTGTTGCGATATATTGGCTTATCTGCTAGCATGATCGGCCCAGATATGATATGCTTATCTTCATCTTGGATTGCAAAATTTAACTTTGGCTTATCATTTGCAAAGTGTTGTTCCCAGATTGAATTGCAAATTGCAACTGCTTGCTCACTATCTTTGCCTTCATTGATCACATAGCTAATACATCTAGGCAAAAACTCATCTTGTCTTTCGCCTTTGCTTGGATCAATAAAATCTTGACTAAACGCTACAAAGTCACGCTGGATTGCTGGCTTATCTACAAGAGCAATAAATGAGACCTCAGCATCATCTTGTAGATCCTCTTGTATTCTTAATTCGTAAATAGGTAAGTTCATACTTAATAAATATTTTTAATGCCGTTTAGGTACTTTTAGCTGATCCTAGCGGCTCTGTTTAATCTTGTGATCCTTTCTTGATTGCCGCTTATGTCACTTTCTATAACATACGCTCTTGCAGCCATGTTGCCCATTTGGTTAACTTGTGCTTGATTTAAGGTAGTTGTTGATGCCGTTGGCATTAATGGTGCAGATGGTGATACTGATACATTGTTATTGCTATCGCCTCCGCCAGATATACTGCCAGATGATGATGCTTTTTTACTTGATACAATTGCTGCAATTTGTGCAGCGCCGGCAATACCGGCTGCAATAACTTGTGCTGCCGTGTTTGTTTTAGATATTGCTTTGCCGGCAATTGCTGATCCAACTGCTGCCTTACCAGATAAAATCTGCGCTGCTGCTAGACCTTGCATGCCCGGAATAAATGCATTTGCAATACCTATTCCTATTGTTGCATTACCGGCTGCAATAGCTTTATTATATTCTGCTTGTTGCTGCTTGCCACTTAGCAAAATTGATCCTATTGATGCAGCAGTAGAAATTGCAACTTGAGCAATACCAAAAGCCTTGGCTAAGTCACTACCATCTTTTAAAGCGCCACTAAGGTTGCCAATAGTGTTGGCAATGTTAGTTCCTAAGTTTGCCCAGCTTTGCTGAATTGCTATATTTGTCGCAAAGGTTGTGTCCTCTCTTTGTTGCTCTAATTCTTTTATTTTTACAAGTTGA